TTTTGATTTCTTGCCATTAAAAGCAATATCTATCGCAACAATAAATGCAGATATTGCATAATTTCCAAACCAATTCCACATACTCTCATCGTCTATTTTTTTCTTTAAGCGATGACCTTCAAGACAATATTTTAATTTTTTCGGTGTCAAATGCAGAAATTCATCTATATGGATTCCAATGGCAAATGCTTGTGGAAAATATTCTTCCCATATTATTTTGTGGAAGTCTGTTTCTTTTTGTGATCCTGCGGAGTTTTTACTTCTTTCTTGTTCTGCTTCTGTTCTTCCGCTTCGATGTTCGTTTCCATGTCTTCCAGCATCTTCGTTATTCCGCTCAAGCCGAAAAAATCGTCTTCCTCCATACATTCTTTGATTTCCTCAAACAATGCGGCATAGTTCAATTTATTTTCTTTCATGTAGGCTTTCATAAGTTCTTTTGATTCTTTTGCATCCGTTGAATGATGCTCCTGCAATCCCGCATGAAAAGCAACCACACAAGTCTTTGGAACGTCTCCTACCATGTCGGATGTACTTTCCATATACAACTCCAATTCTGTTTTTGCTGTTTCAGCACGTGCCAAAATATGTCCACCAGATGCCAACATGAACATACGTTTTACGCATTCCTCAATCTCTGCTGCTTCAAATGTAAATTCTAATATGTATTCTTTTCCTGCAATTTTAATTTTTTTCATATCGTTTTCAACCTTTCCCTTTCTTCCCATCTTTTTAATGGGAAAGGGGCAGTCCTAAGACCGCCCTTTCTTTGCTAAATCAATGTTTCTTCAAGTTCTGGCTCGGCTGTATCTTCATCGTACAAGCCAGTCACGACAGCCTTGCTCTCGTTATTTTCGGACTGGCTATTTATTCCCCCGAAAATTCAACCTTTGCATCAAGTCCTTTGTACTCTTCAATTACAAGATTAAACTCTAAGGTCAAAAGATCGTTCTGTCCGGCTTCTGGCTGTGGAAATGCCGGTGGCAACTGTGCAACTACAAAAAATGATTTTGTAAGACCCGGAATAATGGTCTCAAACCACATTCTTTTTCCACCAGTCAATCCATTTGCGGCTGTAAATACCTCTTCCCATTCAGCCTGTGTTTCGTCTGTAAGGTTTACTGTTACTGGGAAGGAGCCTCCTGTATCTGCTCTACCCTGAATATAACGAGTGATTGCGTCTTTTAATGCGGATGCGTCAATCTGTTCTGCTTCAACATTGATACCGCCAATTGCGTTAATTCTGGATAATTCTTTAAACGATGTCGGCTTTGTTCCGGCGGTCGTTTCAACACCATAACCAAAAGTAATGCCGAGTGTACTTAATCCTGCTACTGCCATTGTTATTACCTCCTTAATTTAATAAAAAAAGAGCCTTTCGGCTCATTTTTCTTTATAATGTGTCGTTTGCTCCAACTACTCGTTGAAATCTTGCGGTGCTTCTATAAACTTCTTCGCCAAAATCTAACTCTGGCATTTGATTTACTTTAAACCGCATCTTTTTGAATATATCAGCGACTACGGACATGACTTCTCTCGCGTCAGATGGATCCGTATTTGTCGTTACATCAACTTGAATCGTTTCCAAAACACCATTTATGTCTTGTCCATCAAGTGTCTGCCCGATCTCCTGTCCGGGCAATTCATGTATGTAGACTGTAGGAAATTTTGGCTTGCTGCTTGCCTTTCCATTGTCTGTGATCTTGATATTCGGATAATCGTCTTTAAGTATCTTTTCTGCCTTGTAAGATACCGTTGAATATACTTTCTTGCCTATAAGGTAAGCCCATGTGTTATCAACTTCTGCCATTTATCTGAACACCTCTTTTGCTATTTTTTTATATTTTGCTATGATCTCCGCACTTGCTTTATACATTGGCATCGTTGCCTTGACACCATGTGTATAATGCCATTTATTATCTTCTCCAAGATAATACCATCCATCTTCAAATGCGTGTATCTGTCCGGGATATGTTCCAACACCAAAACCGAAATCATTTGCTTTTGGATTCGGAATCTTGTTGTAATGAATACCGGCACCAAACTCAACCGCAAGCACCGTATGAAACGGTTCTCTTCCCTCTACTTTTTTTACTTCTCCAGTCGCAAATAGAATCGCCTTACACCCCATGTTCTCTGACGTTGTATTTGCCTTAAATGTGATTGAATTTCCTATGTGGGATTCATTTATCGCTTGTAATGCTACTTCCTCTCCTACGGACGCACAACGTGCCACAAAAGCATCACATTTTGCCTGCAAATCATTTTTGTAATTTTGCAAGTGGTTTATTGTGTCCTGTATTGAACTTTGTGAAAACAAGTTCATTTTGATTTTCTTTTTTGCCACAAAACCACCTACTTTACATTTCTTTGCAAAAGGAATAAATCAACTGTCAATCCCTCATCTGCTACACCTTTTACGGTATAATCCGCAGATTTTGGATCCGGGAAACCATCTGAATCATATTTAACTTCCGAACGTTTCCAAATCAAATCGCCTGCCTTGATTGGAAGACACCCTTTATCCGTTACAATCTGCGCATAATTAGTAGAATCATCTACACCAAACTCTTTCATAAGGACTTCGGACAGTTTATTATTGATGCTTGCATAAAAGGTTTTTGGTTTTGCAAAACCATCAATTTCCTTTTCAATCATCGGAATTTTTTCGCCGTCCACATCATAGTAAATGATGTTTCCCTCTTTATCTTTTTGGTAGATTTTTACGTTTGATTCAAGGCAAGAGTATGTCATTTCCTGCTTATTGATTTTAAGCATTTGGCTTTGCCTTTTTATAAATCTGGTTTACTCCGGTACTAGCCA